TTTTTAGTGATTCTTGTTTATCTCTACTACCTTCAATATTTGAAAATGAAATCTCTGCATCTCTCCATGAACCTACATTCCATGAAAAACTTTCTAAACTTCCACTTTTGACAATAATACATGCCATCAGTATAATTGGTTGAACATCTCTTCTCAATATATTAGGGTAAACTCTGTTATTTTCATCTATTTGATATTTATCATCCCACCAACGTTGTAATGCATCTACTGAACCTATCAAAGCTGAATGTAACCAATCATCTAAATATCTATAACTAGATGGGTTTAAATCTCCTAATTTCAATCTTAATCTTGGGATAAGGTAATTTAAATCTGTAGCCATTATTGTTCATACTTCTCTAATTCAAGGTTAGACATAGCTTCCTCTAGATACTTAATAATTTTTTCTGATTTTTCTAGTTCTCTAGCTCTGTTTAAAAGTCTCAATAAGGGTGCTGTATCTGTAAATTTATTTACTCTACTTTTCAAAGATAAAAATTTCTCATTTAGAAGTTTATCAATATCATCATCTGAAAGTTGATTAGGAGTAACTGGAGGAGGTTCTGGAGTTTTCTCCATTTTTACAATTCTTCCAGCTTCTACATGACTTCTATTCATTCTTTCAAAAAATACAAGTTGTTTTGTACTCCAAAATTCTAAATAAGATTTCTCACTATCTCCTTCAAGAATAACCCCTTCTGGAGCATCCGAAAAGGGGTTAAGAGCAATTACGTGCACCTTTCCTACGATTGTTTTTCTATACCTAGCAAGTGGTTCTTTTCCCTCTTGCATGGCAGCATATAAATCTAAATCCGTCATAATAAATTACTCCTTTCTAAATTTTAAGTGGGGGAGACTTTCGCCTCCCCCATAATTATTTTTGTAACTTAGGGTGTTACATTGTTGAGCATATAAATTCCCTGAGCATTATCAATTATCATACCGAACTGTTGATAAAGTTCAAGCATCCATTGTGGAGGCGTGGGATTCATATCTGACCATTGTTTCTGTTTTACATCACCATAAGTAATAAATTCACCAACTCCTTCACCAATAACAAGAACAAAAGTTTCAGGAATAAGTTTCTGGTAATCTTCAGGATTGTTATAAACTTGGTCAATTGCTACGATAGGAACACCGTAGAACACGCCAATTTTACCAGTATTCAAAACCTCATCAATCTTGGTTTGAGAGCCAGTATAGTTTGTACCATCTTTACTCCAGAACCCAGCAAATTTTGAGATTGGAGTAATAACAGAACGAGCACCTACAATAGCTTTCGCACCAGAAGTTGTCTGGTTAATTCTATTGATTGCGGTAATTAAAGCAGTATCAGTCAATACACCACCAACAGAAACATAGTTGTTGGGGGTATTTCCAGCAGTCCAAATGGTACCTAAAGCTGTAAAGATTTTATTATAGAAATAATCTTGTAACTTTGCAGCCATTTCTGCTCTAATATCTTGGAGAGTGCCAATTTCGCCACTATCCATTTCCCACTCGTTGTAGGTAACTTTAACGTCAGCACCATCTAACACATAGTTGATTCTTTCTGAAACAGTCATTTCACTTGCGAGATGAACTGCACCAGGAACTAAAGTTCTAACTCTAATGCCTCTTCTAACTTTCTTTACAAGGCTATCGCCAGGTTTCAAAGCTCTAGTGTTTAAAAGATTACCAACAATCTGTCCCGTTAAATGGTTAGGCTGTACGTATTCAACGATAATTGATGCTAACGCATCTCTTTGGCTTTTATCCTGCACCATTGAGGCAATAGCTTCTTGAATTTGTTTTTCATCAGCCATAATTAGTATTCTCCTTTTTTATAGTGTTCTGAAGGTTAATGAACCATCTTCAGAGTTAAACCGTTCAACGATAGCAATAATACCAGATGCAGCATCGTAAACTAATTTACCAGCCTCAGCTAAAGTGTCATCAGCGACATTCTTTACTCTCAAAGGAGCACCAGCCGCCATAATAGCAGCAGAGAATGTATATCCACCAGATTGTACTGTGAATACGCCTTTGTCAAATGCCAAAGCTTGATAACCCGAAGGGATTGTTACCCCATTTTGATTTCCAGGGTAAGTTAAGAAGATTTTTGACGTAAACGGGACATTTCCCGCTGCACCAAATCCACCCTGTCTTAGTGCCCAATCATAGGAAGGCATTGGGACTAACATTTTAATATCGTCTGTAACTTGTGAGTTGCTTACAGGCCAAGTCACAATGTACTTAGCTTTTAAGGCCTCAGACCAACTTGCAGGTACTTTTACACCAAACAAGTCTGCTCTACTGCCAAAATCATAGCTTGAGCTATGAGAAGTAAGCAAAACCATGCGGCCTTCTACAACGTCACCACAGGCTATAACACCTATAATATCAGTATATTTATTGATTTCCATAGCTAATATCGCTCCTTAGTTTTGTTCTTTTAGATATTTTACAATATCTGCTGGTGTAATTGTACCAGAATCAGGTGTATTTATTTGAGGAACTTTCTTAGAAGTAATGCTGATTGACGCTGTAGCTTTACCATCCTTATCAGAAGGTTTTTCAAAAGCTGCTACAAGTTCTTGAATAAAGAACTCTAGTTGTTCATCAGACATCCCTGCGAAAGCTTCCGTTCTTTCGTTGAAATACTCATCTGTAATTTCAAGATTAGCATCTACAAATTTTTGTTTAATCGAAGCAAGTTTTTCTTTCTTAGCTTCCGCTGCTTCAATAGTTTTCTTAAAGTTTGTCAAATCCTCTAACTGAGGCTTTAACGTAACTAGTTCATTTTGAACTACTTCAAAACTTGCTTGAATTTCAGAAACTTTAGTTTCATACTGTTGTTTCTGTTCATTCATTAGTCTTTCATGTTCAGTTAATTCAATCGTGTTTTCCATCGAATCTCCTTTTTCCTTAGAAGATAGTGCAAGTGCTGGAGTTCTTCCTTGATACGCTGGCATACCTACAATGGTCGCAGCGTTCATAGATACATTTTTTAATGCCACCCCATCATCTTCATTTTCTTCATCTGTATAGGTTAGTTCCCAAGAAATGTTGATACCCTTTCCCTCGGAGTATCTACTTCTGAGAAACTCTACATCTTCGTGTCTCTCTCTATCCCAAAGAGCCGCTAGTGCCTGGATTGAATTGCCTTCAGTTTTTAAATGAGTCATAACACCCAAAGGAAATGTATCAGCATGTCCTTCGGATATATCTCCGTATGCCATTTTTAATGGCATGAATAAACCCGTTCTTAAAACATTTGCAAATTCTTCTCTTGGTATTCTCTGCCTATTAGCATTATGTTTATCATCAGTAAGCAGGAATTTCATCCAAGCAACATTTGGATTTAAAGATATGGAAGCTGATGCTGCCATTTCTTCTATCTCCAATTTATCTATCATTAATTTTACATCAAAAGCTTGTAACGTGATTGTTTTCATAATATTTTACCTCTTTTATGCCTGTTTACCGTTATCATTACCAACAGGTGCGCCTGGTTTAACTTGTTTAACCTGTTTATTATCATTTTCTTGTTTTAATTTTTGTTGTTCCATCACTTGGTCTTGTTTTAATTTTTGTTGTTTTTGTATCTGATTGTCTTTAATAGTTAATTGTTCTTTGCCTCCAGGTGCAAGCACTTCTTCATCTAAACCATAAGTTTTTAACATCTTCTTTTCTTCTTCTTTTTTAGCAAATTCTTCTGATATATCATATCCATAAGATTTTGCATATGATGTTCTAGATAGATTTCCTGTATCATATAATTTTGATAAACCTTCATAATATAATCTTAACCCTAATAAATTAATAGGTGTAAATTCTATATCAGGTAGGTCACTTTTTAATTCATTTTGTTCTTTTACTTCATAAAATATTTTATGAATAATAGGCATTAAAGCATCTCTCATAATTTCCATAGTACTTGTGGGAGATAATGTAGCTATTTCAGGGTCAGAAGTAAATGACCGTTCTGTTTCACCTGTAATTAATATTCTAGGAAATCCCAAAGCTAATATAATATCTTTATTTACTGCGTCATATTTTTTATCATTCAATAATGCTTCCACATCTGGAAATACCCAATCTAATGTTACAGTATGATTAGTAAATAAAGTAAATACTCTTTCAACTTCCTCTGTACTAAATCCATCTCTCCAGCGAAATTTTTGTTCTAAATCATCTAATGTTTCTTCTTGGTCTTCTGTCAATGGAAAATTATCATTACCAGCAGTTACATGAAGTATAGCACTAATTACTCTTGCAGCGATAGAATAATCCATTCTTTTTAGATTTCTTTTATGTTTAAATGATTCTAAACCTGGATATAGATAAGGAATTGGATATTGTGAATCTGATAATATTGTTGATTTTATAATCAAAGGATTATCAAGTAATATTTTCTTATCTCCAGCCGCTACTTGTGCAACAAATTCTGGATATAAAGTTACTATTTTAGTATATAATTCTACATCTTTAGACCCATCTTCATATGTACCTTTTGTCTGTATAAACATTGTAACATCATCAGGAATTTGTAAAAAATAAGACTCTTTGTCTGTAATAAATGGTCTATTAATTATAATATCCTGTGCATTTCTAAGCCACATATTAGTTGGATATAGAAGCGAATCTAATCTTTGTATTCCTTTCTCTCTCAATTGCTTCCTATTTAATGTTGTTAAAGTTATTTCTGGTACCACTAAACCAGTAGTTAAAAATTCTAGAGATGCTTTTCTTATAAACTTTATAACATCATTTCTCAAAGATTTATAAATTTGATAATCAGTTTTAGAAAGTTCTTCTTGTGGAATAATAATATCATTAATAGCCAATCCGACCATTTTTGTTACAACAGTAGTAGCGATAGGTTCATGTCTAAAGAAAAACCTACAATCTTTTACAATCTTAACAAAGGTATCATGGTCTTCAAATGATAGTTTATCTACTTGAGCAGAACCCCAAACACTAATATTACTTCTATAACTAGACTGTGGCACAAAAAAAGCTGCTTTTGCTTTCTTGGCTAGTTTAATTTTATCATTATTCATA